GGCAGAGCTGAGTAAGCTGGCCAACAAGGAGTAGGGCGCGTCAATGGTGCATCATCGGCAGCCAAGGCTGGTCATGACCGAACCAGGAACCTCGTGCAGTGTCGGTCTCTGCGCTGTAACTGAGACTGGATAGCGAGCCAGACCTGCGTACCCCGCTACACTCACCCCCTAGACACCCCCAAGGTGTCTAGGGGGTTTGTGTTATTGTTAGCCATCAACTTGATTTCGGGAGAGACGATGGCAGAGAAGTACGATCGCGGCGGGTCGCTGGTCACCGACTACAGCAACAGTAAGATGGATCCTGAGCGAGCCCGTCTCCTGAACAAGGCTGAGCTGGACTACGTCAACGGAATCTGGGATGAGAACTCAGAGACCTGGCTCTGGCCCAGTTATGCGGACCTGGCTGGGAAGTACGACCTGCCTATCCGCGTGCTCAATGAGCAGGGCGGCAAGCATTCCTGGTTCTCTCGCCGGGAGCGCCGCAAGACAGAGATGATCTCATTCCAGAATGAGCAGACGCGCAAGCGCTGGATGGATGAGAACCGACAGATCACTGGCATTCTCCAGGACACTATGAACAAGGCCAGCATCATCGGCGCTCGCCTGATTGACGAGCAGATGCGCCTGATGCAGAAGGTGTTGGATGAGGAAGCACAGGCTCGTGAGAATGGTGAAGAGAATCCCATTGTCCGCCTACCCATTCGTATCTCTGAATACGAGGGACTCATTCGCGCTGTCGGTGAGGCAGTGAAGACAAGCGACCGACTGATGGCGCGCATTTCCGGCCTGCCACTCACTCAGCCTGAGCTGATGCCGCCTGTTCTTATCAAGACGGTTGAGCAGGAGGAGCAGGAGGCAGCGGTAGAGAACGAGAAGAACTTCCCCAAGTCCACCGTGCTGGACATTGTCCGTGAGATCCGTGCCATCGAAGAGGCGCGCAAGCGCACTCCGCAGATTGTGTATGGCGAGCTGGAAGAGGATGACGAAGATGACGAGTGAGCGAGACGTCAGCTCTATCGACATTGCCTACATCGCTGAGCTTGAGCGCAAGATGAAGCTCATCACCGACAACCCCTACATTCCCGCTGAGCCCACGAACAAGCAGTGGGCATTCCTCCTGGATGACCGTAAGGAAATCCTGTATGGAGGAGCGGCTGGTGGCGGTAAGTCCATCGCTCTGCTGATGGCTGCGCTGATGTACGTACACATGCCCAACTATCGCGCTCTGCTGATGCGTCGTACCTATCAGGATCTCATTCTTCCCGGCGCTCTCATGGACGTGGCAGAGCAGTGGCTCACCCCCACTGACGCCAAGCGTAAGAAGCTGGGTACCGAATGGCATTTTCCCAGCGGCGCAAAGCTGACCTTCGGATACATGGCAAATGAGGGACAGAAGTACCGCTATCAGGGTGCTGCGTTCAACTTCATTGGATGGGATGAGACCACTCAGTTCACCGAGGGTCAGTACACCTATCTGTTCTCTCGTTGTCGTCACGATACGAAGGCAATGAACGACGGGATCCCTGACCGCGTGCGCTGCGCCAGTAACCCTGGCGGTGTCGGTCATGAGTGGGTGAAGGGTCGCTTCATTGACCCGATGGATGAGGCTACCTCCGCTAAGCGTCTGTTCATTCCGGCGACTCTGCGAGAGAACCCTCACCTGGACAACACAGCCTACGAGGAGATGCTTGCCGAGCTGGACCCGGTAACGCGCGCTCAGCTTGAGTCTGGCAACTGGGAAATTCAGCCGTCAGGAAATTTTTTCCTGCCCAAGATTCGGACTGTAGCCCAGCACGCAAGCAATGGACGCTGGGGAAACAACGCACAGCGTTGCCGTGCGTGGGATCTCGCTGCTACTGATACGGGAGACTACTGTGTGGGACTTCTTCTGGCTCGTGATCGCAAGGCACGTCTCTGGCGTATCGAAGACGTTGTTCGAGTCAAGGCCGAGCCCGAGAAGCTAGAGAAGATCCTGGCTGCCACGGCCAAGCGTGACGGGCCGAACATGCCTCAGGTTATCGAACAGGAATCAGGTAGTGCTGGCAAGATGGCCATGCGTGACCTCCGCACGCGCATCTTCCATGGCAGTCCGGTCTTCCCGACACCCGCTACTGGAAACAAGGTAACGCGCGCCCGGCTGGCTGCGTCCATCGTGGCTGCCGGTGACATGGAGATGGCACCCGCTGCTTGGAACAGCGCTCTCATCACTGAGCTGGTGGCGTTCCCGAATGACCAGGCTCATGATGACCAGGTCGACGCGCTGGCTCACGCTGTTCACTGGCTGGTCAAGCAGGGCGGCGCAGACCGACCGAAGACTGTAGCTCAAACCAGTAAGGCCGAGGCTACTGGGAAGCCGAAGCGCAACATGGCCAGTCGCATGCGGATCATCCGCTAAAACTCTTGACAACGTAGCCGTCCGGGCGCACACTAGACCTATGACGACTTCTAAGAACTCCAGGTTCCCCGCCGCGCTCCGCGCCGAGACCCTCGATAACGCCGCAGACCTGCTGGAGACCGCAGGCTGGACGCGAGGCTTGTTCCGTCGCTGGGATGAGGAGAAGGGCCACGATACCTTCTGCACCATCGGTGCGTTGCAGGTCGTGGCTCAGGAGCCTGACGAGGGCTACTCCTACGGGCTCCAGCTCGCTATCCAGCACGACATTGCTCAGGTGATGGGCCTGGAAAACCCGTACCAGGTGACTAAGTGGAACGACCGGCATCGGATCGGTGCCAACGTGATCGCCAAGCTCCGCAAGGTCGCTCAGCGGATCCGTGACGAGGAAGAGGTCTGATGTTCGCGGTCTATGTGGATCAGACCATGATCCAAGAGTTCTCCCGCGAGCTGGATGCTGAGACCTATCGGGACCAGTGGTCTCACATGTACGGCAGTCGCATCTTCGTCCTGGAGGTCTAAATGGATCCGCTGGCAATCATTGTGATCTCGGCGCTGGCTGGCGCCCGCCTGTGGCGTCTGGCAGCTCTCGACGCGGCTGGCCTCCCGTTCCGTAACCTGTACTTCCGCGTGCTGCGCCGCTGGTACGCCCTAGCTGATGAGGGTCTCTCATGCCCGTTCTGCGCCGGGTTCTGGTTGACGTCACTTGTGGCTGTATTGGGCTTGCTGTCCTCGGGCTGCTTGTTGTGGCTGATCGTCGCAGGCGCATTCGCCGCGAACTACGTCGGTGGACAGCTTAATGCTTGGCTGGACGTTCGACCCGTCGAAGATAAGTCTGAGATCGGAGACCACGATGCATCTGTCGAAGCTGATTGATCTAGCTCTGCTGGAGCAGGAGATCGCGGCGAAGTACATCAAGGTAGGAGTACATCCCGACCTACCGCTCCGTATCCTGAACTACACCGCCGCTGCGATGTTCGACAAGCGTTGGAACGATGCAACGGAGCTGTGTCGTGGTCTCATCATCGACGCCGACGACAACGTGGTCGCTCGTCCCTGGCGCAAGTTCTACAACCTCGGTCAGGTCGAAGCCGCTCCGATGGGGCTGGACGAGCCCGTGGAGATCACTGACAAGGCTGACGGCAGTCTCGGTATCGCCTACACGACACCGGAAGGTGTCGCCATCGCCACGCGCGGATCCTTCACCAGTGACCAGGCTATTTGGGCTACAAACTGGGTCCGTGACAACACTCTCGCGTTCTGGCCGATGCGTGGTCTCACTCCGCTGTTCGAGATTGTGTACCCGGAGAACCGCATCGTCCTGGACTACGGCAAGTGGGAGGGCCTGATCCTTCTCGGCGCCGTGGACATTGAGACGGGTCACGTCCACGGGCCCTACGAGGCTGCGGGGATGCTCCAGTGGAACGGTCAGACCACCGAGGTCTTCCCGGAGCACACCATGGCCGAGTTCATGGCTGGACCTAACGCAAACCGCTCCAACGCCGAAGGCGTTGTGGTTCGGTCGGGTCACAGGATGGTCAAGGTGAAGCAGGCCGACTACATCGCGGCGCATGCTGTGGTGACCGGCCTGTCGAACCGTAGCGTCTGGGAGAACCTGTCTGACGGTTACGGGGTGCCGGAGCAGGCCTCGTTCATGCCTGACGAGTTCTACCGCTGGCTAACCGAGACCGCTGCGACCTTGACAGAGGCGAAGGTGGCCTGGGAGAATGAGGTCATGAAGCACTACAAGCTGGTGCTTGACCACATGCCCTTCGGCGGTGGTCGTGCCGACTTCGCTCGTCTGGCTCTCCAGTCTCCGTACAGTGCGGCACTGTTCAAGCTGTATGACTGCAAGCTCATTGACGAGATGGCTTGGCTGGCTGTCCGTCCCGCTGTTTTCGAGCGTCCCTTCACACAGAGCCAGGACAACAACTGATGATCGACACCGTGATCGGCAAGATGAGCCCCGAGGCAGCTCTGGAGGTCGGTGAGTGCCTGGTTCGCCAGGCTCTCGCCGCTCTGGCTGCTGACGATGGACCGGACTGCGAATGAGCACCCTGACCATTACCCGAGGCTACCCCGCCTGTGGGAAGACGACCTGGGCCAACGGCCGAGTCCTGAAGGACCCCAGCATCACCCGAATCTCGCGTGATGACATTCGGTTCAACATGCTGGGGATCCCGCAGTCTCAGGGTGTCGGCACCAACGAGCAGGAGATCCAGGTCTCCCGGATTCATCACCTGCTGGTGAACGAGATGCTGGCGTCGGGGCGGAACGTCATCGTGGATGACACCAATCTCCAGCTCAAGGTCGCCCGCAAGTGGGCGGACGCTGCTCAGATGGTCGGCGCTGACTTCGTGGTCAAGGACTTCGAGGTCGACGTGGATGAGTGCATCTACCGGAACAACCAAAGGTCCATTTCCGGTGGGCGTCACGTCCCGGTGGAGATCATCAAGAACATGGCGAAGAAGCACCCGTTCCCCTTGCCGGTAGTTTATGCCTCGGATGCGGTGTCGTTCAACTACCGCTACGAGCCGAATCCTCTACTGCCCGAGGCTTACATCTTCGACGTGGACGGAACACTGGCACAGATGGACGGGCGCAGTCCGTACGAATGGCACCGTGTTCACACCGACAAGTTGAAGCCCGATGTAGCTGGAATGGCATACGCTCTGCATGCCCTGGGCTTCAAGATCATCGTTATGTCTGGTCGAGATGGCGCGTGCTTCGACCTGACGAAGCAGTGGTTGGACACTCACAGGATTAGCCACGACCTGCTGGTCATGCGCCCGAAGGGTGACACCCGTAAGGACAACATCATCAAGGTGGAGTTGTTTCGGGAGCACGTCGCTCCGTACTACTGCGTACGAGGTACGTTCGATGACCGCAATCAGGTTGTCGAGATGTGGCGCTCTATCGGTCTGACGTGTTTCCAGGTGTGCGAAGGCAACTTCTAGTCCCATTCCTACAAAAATTTTTGTAGGTCCAATTCTTGTAGGAGCCACCATGGACAAGCAGCTTCAGGATATGACGGTGGACGAGCTTCTCGCCATTCGTACGCCGTGTGACGTGTGCATCGGCTTCAGCCCTCTCTGGCACGGTCATGACCGCAACCCGCCTTGCGTGGGTGCGGCCAAGGAGGAGATTCTCGGTCGAGCGCGTCGGTGGGACGGTCCCAATGGAGGGTAACCGCTGCAAGTGCGGTGCGCTTCAGCACTTCGGTGGTGAGGCTGGCTGGTACTGCGACAGGGGCCTGAAGTGTTCTGTGCTCCTCTGGCAGCGGTTTGAGCGTCCCTCCTGGGACGAGTGGGGCCTGAACCTCGCCAAGGCCGTAGCGACCCGTGCAGACTGCTCCAGGGCCAAGCACGGGGCCGTCATCCTGTCAGTTGAGCACCGAGTTGTTGCCACAGGCTACAACGGGTACCCCAAAGGACAGCGAGGCTGTCTGGCGGGGGGCTGTCCCCGTGGATCCCTCTCAGCGGAGCAGCTACCTCACCTGGCCCCCTATCACGAGGGAATCGGCCGATGCGATGCCATTCATGCCGAAGCGAACGCCCTACTTCATGCAGATTGGCTTAGTGTTCAAGGCGGAACCATGTATATCACTGGACAGCCCTGTCACGGCTGCCTGGTACTTATCAAGGGATCCGGCCTACGTTGGGCTATCTGGCCTACTGGAAACTGGGAACTAGCGGCCTAAATGGTACCCTCTTGGGAGAGACTCTCCCAGGAGGTATAATGCCCAAGCTCACGCTCGTTGGATTCCCGGACGAGGAGCCCCGCCCGCGAATCGGTGACGGGGCTTCCTCCATTCGCATTCCGCTGCCCCCGCGCGACAATCGTCCTCCGCATGAGGTCGCACAGGTCGTTCATAGCCTGCGCAAGACCGGCGCTCTGACGGCTGCCTCCAAGCGCATCGACACCAAGAATGCCAGCCCCTACGGCAGCCACCGACAGTCCACAGCATCCTCCTGGCAGCAGGAAAGCTGGGCCATTTATGACCAGGTGGGTGAGCTGCGTTTCGCCGCCAACCTATATGCCAACGGTCTTAACCGGATCCGCCTAGAGCTGTCACGCACTGCGAAGAACGGGCAGCCCCCGATTCGTCTGTGTGACCTCAAGGAATCGGACCTGACGGAAACAGACCGTCTGGTGCAGCAGATCATGGCTGACTTCACTGAGGAGCAGCCCCTCACTGAGATGCAGCGTCTCTGGGGCCTGAACAAGTTCGTCGTGGGTGAGGCTATTCTCGTTGGCATCCCCGCACGCGGACGTCGCTCCCGTCGCAAGCTGCTGGACTATTCCTGGAAGCTGTATTCCAAGGAGGACGTGCAGCACAAGGCCGGTGGCCTCATTATCATTTGCGGTGAGGAGTACGACGAGGATTCTGTTCTCCTCATTCGCGTGTGGCAGTCCCACCCTCGCCGCTCTTTCGAGGCTGACTCTCCGGTACGTGCTACTCTCCCGATTCTGCGAGAGCTGATCGGCCTCACCATGCACGTCTCGGCCCTCATCGACTCCCGCCTCGCGGGTGCCGGTATCCTCCTCCTCCCGACCAGCGCTACGGTGCTGGGAGGTACCGCCCCCGAGGATGACCAGGAGGAAGATCCCACGGTCGCTGCCCTCATCGAGAGCATGATTACCCCGATCAAGGATCGTGACTCTGCTGCCAGCGTCGTTCCCCTGATCCTCACCGCCCCCGATGAGTCGGTCGACGCAATTCGACACATCACGTTCGCCTCCCCCCTCGATGCTGCTGCCAAGGATCTCCGCGATGAGGCCATCCGCCGACTCGCCCTCGGCCTCGATATGCCCCCCGAGACCCTCCTCGGCCTAGGTACCTCCTCCCACTGGAATGCGTGGGCTGTTCAGGAGGACACGGTAAAGCTGCACCTGATTCCAGGTGTAAAGCTTCTGGCTGCGGCCATCGTCAAGGAATTCCTGCATCCAGTTCTGCTGGAGCTGGGACTTTCCGAGGACGAGGTCTACAAGTACGGCTTTGAGGCTGTTGCCGACGATCTGGTTGCTCGCCCGAACCACTTCGATGAGGCTCTGGAGCTGTTCAAGGTAGACGCCATCACGATGCCCGCTCTGCTCACGGCCGGTGGATTCGATATCACCGATATGCCGGAGCAGCAGGAGAGCTTCGACCGAGCTGTTTCGGTTGCTCTCAAGGCTGTGGCGATCAACCCGAGTCTGTTCCAGGATCCCGGACTGCCTAACCTGGTCAGCCAGCTTCGTGCCGTGTTCGACGGAAAGGACGCATCGAACGCGCCGCCTGAGGCGACACCGCCAGGCGGACAGCAGGCGCATGACCAGGGAGCGACAGGAAACAAGGAAAGCAACACAACCGACCCGGATCGACCGAACCAGCCTGGCCCGCCGAAGTCGAGCCCGAGTGGTCCTGACAAGGCATAATTTCTGGGCTTATTTCAAGTCCAAAATTTACGAAAGACGATCCGTCCTGGTACAAACCGGGGCGGATCGTCTCATTTCTGGATAAAAGCCTCAAACATGTGCAAACTGGGTCAAACCACCACACTCTAGGATAAACCGGACATTGTCCGAACGGGTTGCGCCCTGCTGCTAGCTGTGCTACGCGCGGGCGTTCCTTCTACTCTCCCGTTAGCGGGAGCCGAGAAAACTGGTCCGAGATTTCTAACTGAAACAGCTTGACGTTGGCCTGGACCTCGGGCATCATTCTCGTATGACCTCACACGCTAGCACGATCGAAGCCCCGGCGGACACCCTCACGGGGTACAAGCTTTTCAAGGTGCGGAAGGACGGCACCCTCGGCCCGCTGTTCATCAACGCCCGTCAGGTCGTGCCGGTGGGCGAGTGGCTCGAAGCCGAGGACCACCCGACCAAGGGATTCGCGCACCGTCCGGGCTGGC